CTTTCATATTTACCATAGTATCGTATATATCTCTGGGGTGATAACGAGTACCAACAACCCACTCAAAAGCACCAGGATTTTCAATGGAAGCCAATTGGCTATATGCTGACGATACTTTATCTCGTCCCTCTTCAGTATAAGCATTACCAGGCACAACAATATCATCAAGCACGACAACATCAGCGTGGAAACCAGTAGTATTTGAAGTAAGTCCAACTGCTTTAACACTAGCATCTCTTACCCCTTCCTCTTTTCTTCTAGGATGATCAACTGCTATTTCAGCAACTGCCCATCGTTCTCTTTTTCCTTCTTCAGGATGAATCATCTCAGACCAATAACGTCTATAAATAGGACTATCTATAATATTTTTAATCTGATATAACTGTTTCTCTGCTAAGTCTGCTGTAGCTGAAACATATAGTATACTCGTTTCAGGATGTTTAGTAAGCCACCAAGCAGTACGATAAGCTATTAGTTTAGACTTCATATGTCCACGAGGAAGTAATACTAATTGGTTTTGTTTAGCATCTTGTCTAGTCCACCAACTTATTAATTCTTCATGAACTGCACCCATCATAAGATGAGGAGCTACAAGTTTAATAAAAGTCAACAGATCATGTTCTGCTGCTTCTCTAATTTGGTCTAATTGACTCATTTCTTTTTACCAAAAATCCTATCGTAGTTTTCTTCAAACTTTTTACGATTTGTAGGTCGTTGTTGGCTTCCTTTACCACCATCACTCATTTTATTTCTTTCTATATTTAGCTGTTTTTTTAGCTACTTTTTTAGGCTGTGCTACAAACTGTTTTCCTTTAGCATTTCCTTTAGCTTTTGCTGCATTAGTTGCTTTTTTCTCTGCAGGAGATAAAGCCTTCCACGCTGCATCAGGCAAATATCTTTTCTTACCTTTACTTGGTTTACCATCAGACGTTCTCCACTTCTGTTTAGTCCAAGATTTTAAACTCTTTTGTGATTTAGCTAAAGTCATTACTTATAGCCTCCACCTTTTGCTTTATATTGTTTAGCCAACATCTGTGCTTTACGAGCAGACCATTGACCAGGTTTACCACCTTTACCACCTGCTTTAATCTTATTAAATAATGCTTTACGCATTGTAGGTTTAGTATAGTTACCTGCTTTGTTTACTGTACTTTTCTTTTTAGTTGTTACCATTTAACTTTATGACTCCAGTATCTTGCACTTAACTTACTAGGGCTAGAATCTTGAGCATTGTGTCGTGCATAGTAAGATTTCTTACGTGCTTTATCTTTAGCAGATGTAGGATTCTTACCTGCTCCCTTTACACCTTGTTGTCCAAAGCGTATTAGTTTAGTTTTGTCACCTACTTTAGCCACCACCACATGAGACTTTTTAGGATGTGATGGAGTGCGTTTAGGTTTGTTGTATCCTGATACCCCTGCTCGTTCAAGCTTAGGATCTTTCTTACTAGCCATAAAAATGAACTCCTTCTTTGTTAATAATTAAAACCTGTCGTTGAGGTTCTTCTCCTTCTTTAGGAAAGGATATATGTATCCAAGAATCAAACTCTAAAATAAGTTGGTCAAACGCTATAGAAGAGTCAGTTAATACTTCAAATACTCGTCCAACACTATCGTACCTATCACAAGTAAAATCAGCAGCAAGACCAAGTATGTGTCTACTTGTTCGTTTTGATCCCAAACGATCATTGAGATCCTGACACCTAAAACCACTGCTAATATTAATAGGGTTACTATTAAGCTTAGTCCTAACATCTTCTAATCCTTTTGCTAAAGTTTTTAAATTCTCTATTTGTTCTTCGTTAGGAGTATTATTTATTCCATATCTAGAAGCAGTTTGAGATCTAGTAAATTCAATTAATCTAAAGTTCTCTGATAATCTCATTTAGTTAAGCCTTTACTTTTCTCCCAAGTTCTAAGACCTGCAAGACCAAGCATGGCTAAAGTTAATTCCATTAATACATCTGTTTGTAGTTGAGGTAGTACTACAGGATTACCCTGTAAGATAAGCACCCACTGAGCCACTGGGGATATAACAAACACCCAAGCAAAACCAACCCCACTGCACCACCCAAGGAAAGGGCGCCAACCACTAACGAAAACAGAGCGATGAGCAGCTTCGATCTTATTCGTTTCAGCTTGAGTGAGATTAATTTTAGCTGCATTATCGATAAGAGCTTTTTCAATTTCTTGTTTGGCTTTTTGTTTTGCATTGTTGTCTGGTATTACTTTGTCTAATACAGTTCCTATAATTGGTAATAGTGCATTAATCATTTATTTCCCCATATGTTACTCATAGCTAAACATAACAAACCTGCTCCCATACCAGTTACTAAAGCTTCTGTTGTTGGTCCACCAAAGTGAGTAGGATGTGATGCTAAATCTACTATGGCTGTAAAGAATCCTAATGCTCCTGCCATAACAAATTTGTTTTTAGTTAATTCTTGTTTATCAAAGAATATAAATACTATAGTAGCAAATGCTGCTATACTACCTACTTGTAATGCTTTTAACCAATGTCCTAAAGTAAGAACTAGTATATTACCTTGTGTCATAGCAACCATACAAGCTAGTGTTGATTCACTTAATCGTTTAGAAAATACTGATAAGTATTTCTTCACTTAAACACAATCTCCTTCAGTCGACACACAGTCTCCTTTAGAACAGTGTACATTTTTATTAGTTTTGATTGTATAGTTTCTTTGAGAGCGTGGAGTGGATCTCGGATAATTTCGTAAGCCACGAGTATCACACAAACTGAAATCAAATGAAGAGTCAGTCCCATTTTGTTGTCTCCTTAATAATTGACATATTCTAGATAACATTATATATTGTGTAAAATAACAGTTATAAATACAGCACCAAACCCAGTTAATGCTCCCCATATTAATTTATTTAACATAGATTCAATACGATCTAAACGTTTGTGTATTGTACTATAGCGTTCTGCACAAAGCCTTTCATGAGCTACTAACTCTTCATGAGGAGTCATTATTCATTACTCCAATCTTGAGAATTCATTACCTCAATTAATGCTTCTACATTTGCTACACCTGCGATTGCAGTTTCTAATCTTTCAGATTCTGCTACGATTGCTACTCTTTTAGATGCTACATCTGTAGGAATGTCTACACTGCGTTCTACTTTACGAGTTACATACCAGTCTGTAGTTGCTAACAGTTTACCTGCTGTATCTTTTACTTGTGCAATCATGTTAGACTTCAGACCTTTAGTCACTACTTGCTCATCTGTGTCTTCCATTAACTCTGTATCAGGATTCCAGACTTGAACATAAAGAGGTGTGCCATCTTCTTTTGTTTCTAGTTTGTCTTCTAATGCTTTAGGGTTGTTAACATCACCATCCCAGTAGTATCTGTCATCAGCACGAACAGGGTCTGCTTCCCATGTAATACCGATTGCATCTCTGTCACCTTGTGATGAAAGTTTTAACCAGTTGCGAGGATATTGGATACCATCATGGGTAAATCCTCTGTCTGCTTGTAATGTCTTGCCGTTTAATTTGTATGCCATAATGTTTTCCTTTACCTTGCGAGTGAGTTTTTAAATGGGTTTTCTGCAAATGCCATGTATATTATTCCAGTGCCACTACCGTTACTATCATTACCAGTGCTTCGTAACTTAAATCCGTTTGATAGTAAATCCATTGTATGACTAGAATCTTCTGCATTACTTAAATTAGGATATAATGCAGCAGGTATTAAATTATATGGTGCTCGTCCACTATCATTAATAATCCAGTTGCCAGTAGTTGTGTATTGTTTTACCATCACAAAAGCAGGTCTAAACCCTGTGTATACAAATGTACCATCAGTAGAACCATTACCTGTGTAAGAACCAAACTTGGAGAATCCTTCTACTTCTGCAAAGCAGTAAGTTATTATGTCATTACCATTACCATTCATAGTTGCTGATGAACCTACAGTAAAAACATCAGATGTTGGTGCTGTATCATTCCATATAACTATATTATCTGCTGTTGCTGCAGTTGTATTAAGAACTAAATAATCAGTTTCAGGTGCAGATGTATTAGAAGAATGATAAACCACCCAAGGATTTGATAAATCTCTATTTTTATTTATTAATACACTAGGAGCAACACCAAGTCCATGACCAATAGTAGCACCTGCTGTTCCATTACCTGTCCAACTAACAATACTAAATCCAGATGTTGGATTAGCAGATACTTGTGATGTGATTGTTCCGTCTGTATTAGATACAGCAGTAGAGTCTGATGCTCTCCAGTTCCATGATACAAAAGTATTACCAGAACTATTGTAATGTTGATTGTCTCCTATTTGATAACCATTAGAATCATAAGAAGTTACAGTATTGATGGAACTAACTTCAACATTAGTTACATTAGCAAATAAATTTTTATATACTCCTCTAACTGAATCTTGTATACCATGATTAGAGTTAGTAATACTATCTCTTTTTTTAGTCCATATAAAATCAGGACTAAAGTTTAAGTTAGTAAATGTTTGAGTAGCACCATTACCAGTATATAAATTTATATCAAAATACTGACTACCATCTGTAATGCTACTATCAGGTAGGTTAAATGTATTTAGTTTTTTATATCCTGTAGGTGGTGTGTATGCAAAGGGTCTTTGACCGAAGTTGACTGCACCACTAATACTTCCTGTTCCACCATCTGCAACAGCAAAAGTAAACTCTCCTGATAATCCAGTATATGCTGTGCCTTGAGATACACCATTTTTATAAAACTCTAATGTTCCTGCATCCAAATCTAATGCAATACCAATTACATCATTTACTGTAAATGTAGCACCATAAGCAGTTCCAGAACCGCTAGTATATTTTTGTCCATTAGCACTGTAATATCCGTATCCAGTAGAGTAAGAGTAAAATCCACTAGCATTTGTTGTTGTAGTTTCTGCAATACCTACTGCTACTCCCACACCTAATGATAATGGTATAAATTCCCAATACCATTTGCCAGAAGAAACAGCAATAGTTCCATAAGTTGTTGGCGCCCCTGTAGATGCAGTTGCTATTTTTAAGTTTGCTTCACTAACTGTATTACCAGAACCAGAATTTAAAGGATTCAATGTAGCAAAGTTACCTGTATCCTCATCTGCTAGTGATGGTGTATCAGACATCAAGTCATAGGTTGACCCAGCAGTTAATGAGATATTGTTTGTTGTCCAGTTGTTACTGCTACCAGAGTAATCATATCCTAGTGTTGTGGTAGATGTGCCATCACTAAAGTTAAGATAGAAACCATTAGTGCCGTATGTGCCTGTGTATGCTATAGGTGACCATACACCATTGTCATTGGTTTCACCGAATGATGTTGGGTCTAATGCTTGTCCGTCTACGAAGTTGACTTCTGTCATGTATCCGTCAAATTCATAACCAGTATTATATGTTGCTCCTAATGTTCCAATTCTATGTTCATTAGTAGTATTAAATAATGTATCAAAGTTTTGTGAAGGATAAGTAGCAGTAGAAAATGAAGTAATTTGTTCTCCATTTAAATATACTTTTATTCTATTTGAAGCAGTTGCTTGAGTTGTGTCAAATGCTACTACTAAATGATACCAAGCAGAAGGGTCACGCAATACTTGAGTTGTTGTTAAATCTAAATTAACACCACCAACATATTGATTAACTCTTAAATAATTATCTCCTGCTGTGCCATAATAAACTCGTGCATAAGATGTAGAGCTTGTATTAACACCTATAAGATGGTCATTTCCTGTATAATAACCTTTTCCTTTAAACCATAAACTAAATGTAAATGTTTTACGATTACCTGCTGTG